GGGGAGGGATGTGCAGGGCCAAGTCGGGCTTCTGCGCTATCAATGCTTCCTTAGTGGACTTATCATCAGATAGTTTTACATCACACAGCCTGTCGCGATGCGACGAGTCACGGTTTACCGTGATACCGCCTCATCCGACGAAATCGGGTCGAAACATTTAGGTGAGAGAGAGTTCGAAAATCAAAGGAACTGGACCGGGCTGCGCGAATCACTTCGCACACTTACCCCAGACATCCTATGGTTGAGTCAACTAAGCTCAAGCCATCCGCTGTAAAGAATACCAGCGGTATAAGAATGAATACACCCTCCGGGTCATCCTATTGATTTATGCTATACTCAGTATATTCACAATGAGAGCAACTCCTGTTCAAGTTCCTTGAGAAGTTCTTCAGGTCGATTTTCAATATCGTCCTTCCAGTTCTTCCTAAAGAAAGCGTACAGGCGAGGGCTCGTGGTTTCCAATTTCCGCACTGCCTCTTCGCAGAGGCGGCGCTGCTCCGTCAAAATACGGCGCGAGACTTTTGGACCAATCATTTGTGTTTCTGACAAATCGTTAATTTGTATCTTTTTGGATTCCACCTCAACACTGGAGGAGGCCGCCATTGGCGTGCCATACTCTGGTGCATTCTCCTCTGACAAGGACGGCGCGAAACGCGTCGCAAGGTGCTTCGAAGCGGGGAGCGTGACCGAGATCGGGCAAAACTCAAGCAGTTCAATTTCAGACTCCATGTAGAGCACGCCGCAAGACGTGACTGTACCGGAGACTTCAGAAGTAACGCACGAGATCACACCGAAATCAGAGAAACGTTCCGCAAAGGAAGCGACTGTAATTGTCGGCTCGCTAAAAGTGTAGAACTCCTGACCACTCATACGACCAGTAACATCCATTGACCAATTTCGCCAAGGGGCGAAAGCGATCGAATCCGAAAGGGCCAACAGCTTCGACTGAGTCGGAACTGTGGAATTCCAGAGTAGGGGATGCATCGGATCAGCTGCGAATGCAAAGACAAGTCTTTGATCAGCGGCCGCCGACGACTGGGGTTCGTAGTGGAAAATGAGTTTCTTCACTCTGTATTTGACGAACGCGGAAGCGATCAAGTCGAAGACAGGCGAGACATATGTAGTATTGATCTTCGTACCCGCGTTGGATAATCCAGACGGTTGCGTAAGATTCAACTGCATTGACATCAGTTCATTGGTGCCGTTAAGGACACCACCTTGAGCAGAAGTGGAGATTCGATTCAGTTCAGCGATCGCAACACATGTGTGTAAGACGATTCCCGTACCTGATCGAGAGGTAGAAAATTTTGTGTACTGCTGCAAGTCACCACTAACGGCGACAGGCGCTCCACGCATTCCGACATTTCCTCTTTGGGATTGACGGACGCGCGAGGCAGGTACATTCTTTTTCTTTTGAGACGATTTGTTTGACTTTCTAGTCATTTCTGAGCTTATAATTTAATATGGGTTCCATGACCTAGCACAGGTCACCGACTGTACATCTTCCGGATGGAATGAATACGTGCTATACCACACCCCGAAACTTTTCAGTAGGGGAGGGCCAATGGGTTTTAAATCCATTATCCAAGCTATACCTATATTCATACCATGATCCGTGCAGTCTGTCGAGAATTCCGGGTTCCCTATCTCCTCGTCGAAACGAGTTGAGTACCCTTACTACGGAAATACCGAACCGAAGTTCGGAAGCGCCTCCAAGGCTTACCGTTCTAGACCATTAACCGGAAGACCCCATCCGGAGCAAAAGCTCCGATAGAGGTTTGATAGTTTAGCGTCATCCCGGACGTGGAACTCATTTGAATCTCTCTCTCTTCAATTTCATCCAACTAGTACTGCGAAGGCTGACCGTCAACTGACGAGAACAGCTCCGAGCAACTTGCTGGGCTTTGGATTTTATAAATAGGGGATGGGAAATTGGGAATCATCTCTCTCCACGGTTCGTAATTGAGAATCTTCTGAGCTCTAGCGCATTTTTCGCGCGAGTTCTTCAAGATCTGTAAATGGAACCACCTCCGCACTTCTTCCTGAGAACGAGCTTCTGTGTTCTTGCGCCAAGCGCAAAATTGCAGTGCCCGTGACAGGTAGAGATCGACCACGGTTGAATAATCATCCATGGGAAGGAGGGGTCCAATGAACCGCTTACCGGAAAGAGCTGGAAGCATCTTCTTCAAATGTTTAAGAGCTTCCTGAACCGAAACTGGATTGTCGCCAAGACGCTCCATAAAAACGTTTACCCAGGGTCTTCTCATCAAATAGGTAGCGATTTTCCGCTGCTCGAAGGTTATATTAACCTGAGCGCGACCATCGTCACTTAATCCGAGTCCCCCCAGGGCCTTAGGTATAAAGTAGTTAGGTGAAAACTTGCTTCCCTTTTGGGGTCGCAGGTACTTCTTAATTGATTTAAGAAGATGTTTCCTTCCACGCTTTGTTACCCGGTCCAACGTATGCTTCAGTTCATCCCATAATTGGCTGGCTTGTGTGATCATTCTCACAGGTTCATGCTTAACACCATGACCAATCGCTAAGGCTCGATTATAATATTGAACCTTACCCTTTCCTCGGACGCCCATGTAACTATTGATTAGGTAATAGACCGGATGTACATAAGTCTTCGACTCATTTACTACCAGTCCTAACCTTGATGACGCCGCCCTCCAGCGGTCGTACATCTCAACAGTCCCACGGAACAGGATATCGTCGCCGTTGATTAAAAACGGGGAACGAACCAACTCCAGGAGAGTATAACGATTAGTCGTGTACATATAAGTTGCAAGGTTTTCTATACATAATAGGACGAAACTCAACGGATGACCCATTAATTGGCCATTCGTCTGCTCAATCACATCGCCATCAGGATACTCAATGAGTGCCCCGGTAAACGAGCGAATTGCGCAATCACCTAGAAGGGATCCCAGTAAACCAACGTTTCTGAGAATCTCCTCCATAATAGTGAGAGATACGTCCATGTGCATTTTATCAGTGGCTGACGAATAGTCGCCCGAAATGTTGAGGTCCCCATCATCGATGAGGGATTCATCCTCGATTCGGAACTTTAGTCGCTCCTCAAAGGAGTCGGTCATTGTCCCGAAAGGCATCTTCTTCCACTGGCTTAACATAAACCCTTGCAATCTTCTTAAACCCGTGTACAAATTCGCTCTGCCCTTAGTGATCACCCGAACCTTACAAGGCTCAGGTATCGCTTGGTACTGGACCCGGTGATCCTCAGAAAGAGAAGCTATCAAGCAAGCAGATTCCTGCTCGCTCGACATCGACTCCAACTGTGCACCAAGTCCGAACGAAACTATGTCACGATCTACGCTAACATATCCATGGTTCCCGCCGTCTCCTCGCCCGTTTTCCAAACAGGCCGAGAAGGTCGGTACGCATAAAGCAGGCTCGTATTGCATCCCTTCCGGAAATACAATTCGAGTCGCCATGCGCACTACATCAAGGAACTCAGGATCTGTTAAATCCTTCCTCTGCATCGCTTCCTTATGATCTTTCATCGCCTTAGCTTCAACGCATTCTGCTACCTTTAGGCAGCAGCGCTTGGCTTCGTACAACGATCGGATCATTTCCTGGGAAGCGACCTTGCAATTGGCGCGGTCCACTCTAAACAAGCCAAGAGCTCGTTTACAATGACGCCGCACCAATCGCTCCAGAGGGCCAAATAAGCAAAATAGTTCCGGGTTGCGGACTATTTTCTTACCCATCGCCCAAGCTTGAAGGACCGTAACGGTCTCCTTCACGCTTGCCTCGAATTCTCCGTCCAAAGCCGCCGCGAATAAAAACGCAGCGGTCTTAGCGAAACTCTCGACGAGTTTCGACCTCTTCCTGTAAGCAACATTCTTAGAATGCGCTTCAATAGAGGGACACCAAAATTCGAGGACTTCTCCCCACGCCACCAGACGAGCGCGGGTTCGCGCCCAAGCTTCCTTAAGCTTAGGCACTCCAGAATCTGTTTCAGTTCTCTGGTGGAACTCAGCTACCG